CATTTAAATCTAATAATTCATAATAATCAAAAGGTAAACGACAATCGCATATAAAATTAGGGATTTTATTGCCTTCTTTATCTAAAACAAATTCTCCTCTCGACTTTTTAAAGCCTTCTTTTCCGCAAGCAAGGGGTCCCCCAAATGTGCCATCTGCAGGATATGGTTGTGTGGCCGCATAACCACTTTTGGCATCATCTTCAGTAAAACCATCTAAATAATCATTAATCGCTGTAAGTTGATACTCAAAACCTTCTAACTCTAGATCTGAAATTCTTTCCATTTTCATAACTCCAGGGCCATCTCCACCAAGCAAATCACTATCTAGGGAGAATTTTAAAAAAAGAAATTCAACATCAATAGTTTTAACTTTAGGGAAAAGCTTCTTTACGGCCAGACAATACATTAAATTTTGCAGGTTATCTGTTATTTCCTTGCCTTTGAATTTTTGTTTGCTTGTTTTAAAATCTCTAATGAGTGCATGAGACCCCTTGTCGTAAATAAAAAGTTTATCAATAAAACCTCTCATGGAGTATGATTTTCCATCTTCTTCTATTTGAAGATTAAAATCTTGTTCTGAAATTGCTTTACTTGGTTTTTTATGATCTTTGCCAAAAAAATCATACAACAAGCCTCGCATTATAAAACAGTCTATCAACTCCATATCTTCTTCATTGTAAACATCTAGCTTTTTTGCATGATATTTAATTAATCTGTAAACAGAATTGCAAGCATATGTAGTTCCGCTATTTATTATTTTTTTATATTTCTTGTAATGTTTCTTTTCTCCGAGCAATTCGAATATTAAATGGGATATCCAACCTCTACTAGCCCCAGAATTAGATTCTTGAGGTATTTTTAATACATAAGAGCACCAATACTTCCATGTACAAGTCTGTAAAGTTTTGATTTTACTTGCTGATAAGACGTTCGAAGAAGTCATTTTCTTTTAATATTTTTTTTAATTTATTTAAGTTATTTATAAAGTCTTTGCTTGATCTACCCTTTTTGATCATAAACTCAGACTTTTGTATAACTTGTTCGTAATCATATGATAAATTATCTTTATCGTTTTTCCAGGCTAATAAATCTTCAGAGTTCATATCTCCGAAATCATTTCGAAATGGTAAGTGAATAATTATTTTGTCATAATCAAACACATTTAATAATCTATAAAAAGTTTTTATAGAGCCTTCTAGACCCGCATTCAATTCTTTATCATGATCATTATTAAAAGCAATCACAACTTTATTAATGCTAAAAGCTGAAAGGTAAGAACAAACAGAAGCAGAAGCCATTGTGCCAAAACAACATAAGACATTATATATGCCATTCTGGTATAAATTTAAAACATCACCAATGCTTTCTACTAATATAACTTCTTTAGAAGACGATATATAGGGTGCTGAAAGATGATGTGGGTAAATCCATTTTGTTTTAATGCCTATATGCTTCCATTTCGGCCTATCTTTATATTTAGATATGTCTCTACCTGAAAATCCATGTATTTGATTTTGAAGGCCATATATAGGAAAAATAATTCTTTGATACATTTTTCCTTCTGTACTTAACCCGCATTTAAATTTTTTTAAAATTTCAGTAGATATACCTCTATCTTCATAAAAAGAAAAATGAGGCAGTAATCTATCTAAGTATGATTCTGGGTATGTTTTTTCCATTTCTATATAAGTTTTAATATAATAATTTGAGTGTAATAAAGGATCAGAGCTAAACTGTAGAGATTGATTAGTTAATTCAGAATCTGTTGATCCAAGAGTGAGTTGAACTAGTTTATTGAAAGGCATGAAAGGAGAATTTTCAACATAGTCTTTCCATACTCCAGAATCTTTCCATATTTGGATGGCTGTTCTATTATCTCCTTTTCTGAATAAGGCATTTGTTTGCCAATAATCCCCCCTATCTTGCAAGGAATAACCTAAAGATATTAAGGTGTTTTTGTAATCTACTTTAGACGACATAATTATTGAAATAATATAGGTAACTGGTTCTCTCCGTCTTGGTCTGGCTCTATGCCAGATACTCTTAATCGATTTCTTAGATCTCTCAAATCTCCAACTTCAGTAATATTAAAGTTTTCGAAATTTAGACTGATATAATTCCTTCTTAATACTCCGTCATCCATCTGAACGGGCTCAATTTCACCCATTGGATCTTGACCTAAGTGTCTAGCTTTTATATTTGTTAACTTGTGTGTTCCAAAACTTCCTTCTTCAGATATTTCCTCAGGCTCTTTACTTCTCAACAAGAACATATGCGAACAAAATTGAGTAATTCTATCCGATAAAGACACAACAGTTTCATCTTCCACGATATTGTCAGAACTACGATTTCTACTTGTACCTAGCCTATTCATTTGAACACTCGTGATCATAGATATCACAGGATTTCTTTCAAATAATATTTCTTTGGCGATTAGACGTTTAAAACGATCAACCATCTCGCCCACAACCTGCCATTCAGTTTTATTACCAGAAGGTTGAAAGGTGGTTTTTATATAATCAAAACTAAAAATCATTTGATTGCCCCTACCCACTTTTGCATAATAAAACCTTTTTACGGTATTAACCATCTCATCTACAGACATACCACCGCAATTATAATAATAAAATTTTAATTCTTTAATTTTTTTAAAGACTGCTCTAACTTTATTAACCACTGTATCTCCAGCATGCCTCCACCTTCCACTTTCAATTAAAGAAAGAGGAACACCAGACATTGCCGCACATTGTCTATTAGTCAATTCCTCAAAACTCATTTCACCATTATCAAAATGTAAAATGGGTGTATTTTCGTTCATAGCCGAAACTTTAGAACAAAAATCCATACAAAATTGAGTTTTCCCTATGCCTGACCTAGCAACAATAACTGTTATATTTCCTGGCCTAAGTAAAGACCCATAAATTTCATGTAATCTTTGATGCGGACCAACGAGACCAAAGTCATCAATAGGGTTATTCCCCCTATCTTCCACCATCTTTTCCATGGAATCATAAATATTAACTGGGAGACTATCTGAATTTTCGTATTGGTTTATTCTTGAATTATATATGCGATCAGCAGTCGATATTATTTCATCATATTCTGCATCGCCTAGTTTCGCAATAGATGTAGCGAGGTCTTTCCCTGTTTGGAAAAAATCTCTTTTAAGAGTTAATTTCTTTAAAGCCCTTGCTGTATCTATTAAAGATTTTGCAGATACTTTTCTTAAAAATAAAGACTGTATATATTCTAAAGGGTTAATTCCATCCTCAAAAGAAATTCCTGTAGCCTTTATTTTTTCAGATATTAAATATGGATCTAAATCTTGATTTAACTCTATAAAAGATTTAATTACAGAAAATAAAGAACTATGGACAGAACTTTGATCTGTGCTAAAATCTCGACTAGAGAAAAAAGAAGATATATCAAAATAGCTTTCTGGATTTTGTAATAAACCGCTTAAAAAATGTTTTTCTAAATCTAAATTATATAACTGCATTCAAATATAATAACATATTTGTAGAACGCAGTCAATGATTTATTGATTTTTACCTAAGCTTTCTCCCTCTTCTCTTTCAATTAAATAATGCTCTAAAGCTTTTCTCAAGCCCATGTCTATAATTTCACAACTAGCTCTACTATATATAAGAGCTTTACCGTTATCATCAACATAGCTCAATACAAAACCAGCATTACCTTCTTTATTTCCCGTAAACTCATACAATTGTTCTAAGAAGGTTTCTGGAATTTGAAACTTAGGCATTGAATTTAAATCTCTATTCATCATTTATTTATACACTATAAATCAAGACCTAATTTAAAAAATAATTCCTTTGATAATTTGTCTGTATCATAAACTTCTATTAATTTAATAGAATTAAGCTCGCAAAATTCTAATTTTTGTTTGTCTCTTCTTATTTGATCGAGGTAATTTAATTTATGACCTCCGTGAAAATGAGAAACAAATCGTCTGTGTTGAGCCCCTTGAACCTCAATAGCTACAGATTTAGATGCGTTGTAAAAATCTAAAGACAATCTAGTTCCAGCCACAGGAAACTCTTCAAAAACAACATTGTTTTTCCAAAAATCATGCAAGAAAGACTTAACAGAATATTGTAATTTACTTTTACTCGGCTCATCCCAATCAATTAAATATTTTTTAATTTTAGGAACTCTCTTTAAACTGCCTTGAAGAGTCTTAAATTTCATCTAGGGTTGAATTAACATGATTGAGAATGATATCTTTAATAGATTCGTTTTCTTCTATTAGTGACAAGAGCTTTGATTCCCCCTGAACTTTCTCAGGCACTTCCAAATTTGCAGATAAAAACAAATCCAAAACATCTTGATCGAAAGATATCCATGCTCCTTTTTGCTCTATAAAACCCCATAACTTCATCATCTCTATTAATTCTCTTTCAGTCCATATGCTCTTGCCATTTTTTCTACCATATCTTATTGGGTATCTAACTACAGCCCCTGTTTTTTCGTTAACGCTTTTTCGAAAAATAATTTTACAAAAGTGTCCAATGGGGTTTCCTTTATCTTCTATTTTAGAGGCCGAAGGATTGGGATATATAATATCATTCGAATACCTTTCTTGAAATTCAAGAATAAAGTTTGAGTAATGTTTAACTGCATTGCCTCCAGCTTGCTTAACTTTAGGTCCGCCTCTAGAAGCATATGGGTTTGCGGCAACTTCAACCCTAACCTGAGAAGTGAGAATCATCATATGCCCCATTTTAGTTATAGGAAGAACCATCTTTTTAAGAAAGACTGAAGTAACTAATGCCCCTCCAGCGACTTGCTCAGATTCATCAAAAGGCTTGTCTATATCTCCAATTCTACACAAAGCATCAACGCTATCAATAATGAAGAGAAATTTCTTATCTTCTTCGTTTTCTAAGACAAGCTCTCTTATCAACTGAAACACTTTCTCAAAAACATTACAATCAAATTTAAAAAATTTTTCAGGAGAAGTGTTTAGACCAGCCCTTTCTACAACTTCTCTAGCTAATCTGCCTTCACTGCGAACATAAACAACCATACCTTTGTCCCCGAAATGATCTTGAAAGTTTTTGGCAACAGTTAATGCGCAGCTTGTTTTCCCACCTTCATTTACTCCTGTAAATCTGTGAGCTCCTGAAGGAAGCCCACCACCTAATGCAAAATCCAAATTAATACTACCAGATGAAATTTTATATTCGTCTTCTTCGTAAAAATTGTAATGATACTTTTTATTATCTTTTTCAGATAAGAATTTATTTATTTTATTTATTGTTTCTGTCATCTTTAAGGAATTGTTTTAATGTTTTTTTTATTTCTGTATATTTTATATCCTCTCCGCACTTTTCTCCAATAGTAATTTGGGGAAATTCTCTAGGCTTGTATAGTAAGCCCAAATTAAAAGATTTTAATTTTTTTAAAAGTTCTTCCTCTCCTTCTTTTGTTTTAAAGAAAGATAAACTGTTTAATTTAAAACTTGTATTGAGAGACTTCCAGAATTTTTCATGAGGAAATTTTTTGTAAATTGAATTAAATAGCTTTATTTCTCTAGACCAAAAAACGCTAGCATTTTTTTTAGGAATATGTAAGTTTTTTTCGATTATTTTTTGTTTGTCTTTGTGTTCGAGCATAAAAATATTTTATATATATTATCTCAAATATAAAGCAAAAAGTCAATGTTAAAGTTCTTTGAATTTAAAGTCGGATAAATCTAAATAACTAAATTTAGTTTCGATATTTAAATTTGATTCGTAAAGATTTTCAGGAATAAAAAGAGACAAGTCTTCTTGAAAGATCAAATTCAAAGAATCTCCAAATCCATGAGAAAAATCAAACAAGTTCTTAAAGCAAAGAGATCCATTAAAGAAATTAATTTCAAAAAGATTTCTTTTTTTAGAGTTTATCATATCAAGCAATTTCATTAAAACAATTTGATTTAAGTCTAATACAGATTTTGGTATGTAAAAATTATCTCCAATACTTAAATGTCCTAAATAGTTATACAATGAATGAGTTGGTAAATCATTCGATTCACAAAGAAAAATTGAAATAAATCCTTCCCCTAAAAAAGGTTCTAAAAAATCAATTTTTAGAAAATTATCTGCATCTTCCTTATTTAAGAAAATGCAAAGATTGCAAGAGTCTTTAAAACAAAAGAAATATTTTAATAAATTGTGGAAAACTGCAGAGTCAAAACCGATAGAATAAAAATCTATGCAAAGAGTTAAGAGAGGAGACAATCCTTGGTTTTTTTTAAAAATTCTATAATTAAGTCTATCGTTATGTCGAGAAGCTTTTTCATGATGTAAATGATAGCCTGCAATATTTTTACATACAAAAATATCGCGACTTTTTAATTTATTAAGACAAAAGTCTAAATCTTCCCAGCCCCATCCTTTAAACCTTTCATCAAAACCTCCAGTTTTCAAAAAAACAGACCTATCTATTATGAAAGAGTACTTTGAAAAAAATGAATCCGATGTTGAATTTTCAATAGAAGGTTCTGCTCCCGAAATGAAAAGATCAGATTGTTCTTCGTCTAAATTAAAAATATAACTAAAGGGTTGTATAATTTTTTCCCCTTGAATTTGCTTTACAATCTCATGTATTGGAAGGACCACATCACAGTCAAGGAACCATAAATAAGGTGTGTCTGAGTGCTTAGCCGCTAGATTATATAAATAAGACTTCTTGAATCTCTCAGTGCTGTAATGTTTAATGTGAATTAAATTTTCTTTTTTAAATGTTTCATCGCTTTTGCCTGTTTTAAAAACCTGTTCAGCAATAACAATATTACAGTTAAAAGAATTTAGAAAACCTAAAACGAAAGAAAAGTTTCTGTTTCTTTTTTCGCTTACATTCGAAAAAGACAATAAAAATGTAAAATCTTTAAGTTCCATTAAAAATCATCTTCCAGAGAACCGCTTTGTTGATATTCTCTGACTCTTCTTTCAAAGAAGTTCCCCATTGCTTGAACATCAACAACTTCACCAAGCCAAGGGAATGGATTTTTATCACTAGGAAAACGATAATCTAGACCAATGGCTTCTAACCTACGATTGCCAATGTAATGCATGTAATCTACAAACATGTCAGCATTTAAACCTAGAATACCTGTAGGTAAAACATCATGAGCATAAGCAATCTCTAACTCAACGGCCTTTTTAATGTGAGATACAAATTCATCTTGGATTTTTTTTGTCCAGATATCGGGATTTTGCTCAATAAGTGTATTTATTAAGTAAGTTCCAAAAGCAATATGAGAACTTTCATCTCTTAATGTATACTTAATCTGATCAGAAATGCCTTGGAGCTTGTTTTGTCTTCCAAGGGCAAGAAGCATAGCAAACCCACTAAAGAAAAATGTACCTTCACAGACAATCCAATAAGTCAAAAAGTTACGTAAAATTTCTTGCTTTCCTTCTTTAGTTGTAGAATTAAAATCTTGGCGACTAATATCATTAGTTATGTTCATGAGAAAATCATCTTTAGCTTTTATACTGGGGATGTTTTCATATGCAGCAAAAACTTCTTCAATATCAAGATCTAAACTGTCACAAATATATACTACAGTAAGGTTGTGAAGGCTCTCCTCAAAGGCTTGACGAAGTATGTATTGACGACATTCAGCATCTGTAATAAAGCGAAAAGCGGATAGTAGCAAATTATTACCAACAAGAGACTCAGATCCAGCAAAAAACCCAAGACAACGTTTAACAAGTAATTTTTCATCTTCTGTTATTTCATTATTTTTCCATTGTTTAATGTCATTCTGCATGCTAATTTCTGTAGGCATCCAATTATTAGCACAGCTTTTTAAGAACAAATCCCATGCATATTTGTGCTTGTGGGGAAGTATTCTGTTTACTCCAGCAATGTTTTTAGTTAAAAGCTCTCCTGTTTTTGTATCCATAGTATTTTATATATCGTTTAATTTTAGGAAAAAGACTAAATTATTTATAATAAAATAATATTATAAAAGAAAAAACAAATATAGTCAAGAAGAAAATTTCAAGTCTAATTTCTTTTTAAGATGTTGACCTTGAGAGTATAATGAAGAAATACTTGCATTAGGACCTTCATTAAATATACCATTGCTAATATTTTCAATTCCAAGGTCGCTGGCAGTATTTGAATCTGAACTTGGATATGCTACAACATCATTTATTCCAGCACTAGCCTGACATGTTCCTAGTGGGTAGCCGACTATGTCCTTCAATTCACTACCAGCACCAGCCTCTTCAGTTGGAAGCAAATAGAAAGTAAAATGCTGGGGCCTAAACAATCCGTGAGGTCTTACATCACTTTCAACTGAGAACCTCCTGCCATCAAAATCTAATCTTTTTGTACTTTTTAATTGTTCATAACCACAGTAGTCAACTTTTATCCTAACATACCCATCGGGCAATTTAAGTTTCAATTGAGAATTAACTTGATAACTAGAAAATTGATCAGTAGATTTGTCTGTATCATACTGTATTCTTGCATTAAAAGAACCTGATTGAGTAATTCTTTTAAAGGTTTGTTGGGTTATTGAGTTTTGCTGATAAATAGGGTTATAACTGGGTTGCGTTGACAGAACCACAGTTTTGGCCTCTTTAAAATAGTAAATGGGTCTAGAGAAAGTATCATGAATATCCTGCATTGCTGAACGCATTTCATTACGATATTTCTCTGAAATTAGATTAGTCATTTACATATAGATATACACTAATTTATTCTAACTTCTGTCCATTTCACTTTTCCATTTTTTATTTGGTCTCTTATTTTTCTTTGTTTGGCACTTAATTGACTATTTCCGCTTTTAACTTCTATGAATGTAACACTATCTTGACCGAAAGAAATATAATCTATAGGCTGTCCTAAAAAACTACATTCTTCTGGTTCGAATTCAAACTGATCTAGAAACGGAGCTAGGGTTTCTGCTATATGGCCAAGTCTAACTTCACTGCTTTTCTTTTGAGATGTAACTTTAGCCTTTAGTTTTTCTTGTTCTTTAAGCTCGTCTTTGAGCTTTTCTATAGCAATCTCGTAATCTTTTTCTTTTGCTTGTATTTCTACCTTCTTTTCTTGTATAGACTCCCTTTCTAATTTAAAAGACTCTTGCAGTGTGGATAAATTATGTTTGTATGTATTTTCGCGAGCAGAGAAGTCTTGCTCTATCTCTTTTATCCTACCCTTTAATAGAAAATTATCTTTTTCTATATCTTCTACATTTTTTAATCTTTTTTTAAATTTAAAAAAAAGAAAAGCAGACAGTAGCAGCCAAGCTATAAAGATTATGTATATCAAGAACCTAAAAAAGTTGTGTCTCCAGGAAAAGGTCTGAATCCAGCATCAACTTCTCCTTCGATCAAATGGTCTAATCCAAAGTCAGAAGCCTTTTGAAAAAGCTCCCTAGCCACATGATTTGTATAATAAGGTTTATGGTCGCCAGGCTCTTCAGAATTTACAGCTTCTCTTATATCAGCTTTTAATTGATCAAAAGCATTTTGAAAATCAGAAGAATTTGAGAATTGATGTATTTTGTTTTTAAGTTTTTGAAGATTCATGTCAAAACAAATTACACTATTTTATCGTTTCTTACTTGGAATAGCATAAAAACCAACAACCATAAAACATAAGTCAATAAAAGAGCTGAGCATTAATCCGCCACTCAATGTCACTACTTCCCATTCTTTACCGCCAAATATCCAGCTAAAGAAACCCCACTTTGCACCATCCCCCTTTGGGACAATGACATCATAAGTAATTGTAGGATTGTGAGCATAATAAATCATAAGATAACACATGGTAAATGTTATCGTCATAAATAATATTCTACGGGTAGCTTTAACAAAAGGATCACTAGCTTGTTGCTCCTGATTTTTAATAATGGCTTCAAGCATCGCAGTATCTCTTGCCGCAAGCATCATCTGATCTTGACGTTTTTGTTCTAGCCAAGAATTGATGAGGTTGCAGGCAAGTTTTATGCCTGCACCTAATATGGTATTAAGAATAGGACCCATTACCCTAAACTATCATAAACATCTTTACTGCAGAATTTAGTTAGCTTTGTGCCGTCATCGTCAACTGCAGCCAATGCATACCGAATAGTTTTCTTACCAGATTTGGTAATTCTTTCATAAGTTTTCTTTTCTACATTAGATTCGGAAACCTGCACTTTAGTTTTCTTTTTTACATTATAGAATTCAATCATAATATTATTTGGGTTAAAATTTATAAAGACTATCCTTGTACATAACTATACAATCTATTAAATCTTTCTGTATATTATATGGAAATTCATCTATTTTTTCAAGAGGATACCAAATGTATTCAGTATGCTCTTCGTTTAGAATGACTTCTGGTTTATGCCATGAGCTTGCAAAATATACAGAAAATTGAGTGGTTACTCCATTAAAATCTGAATACAAATCTTTTGTGTAATTTAATTGATGCAAATCTATTTTTATATGAGATTCTTCGTAAAGTTCTCTAATAGCAGCATTCATTGGGTTTTCTCCCTCATCAATAGTGCCACCAAAGATGCTCCAATATCCGCCAAGAGGTATTGGTTTACCTTCCCATGTTTCGCATCTTTTAGCAAGAAGAATTTCTCCCTCAAAACATATAGTTACGCCAGAGGCTTTTTTAATTATTGGCATGATTCGCATGTCCCTCCATTACGCATGGCTTCTATACTGCAAGCATTCGCTTCAGATTCTTGATTGCTTCGGATGTCTTGAGATGTAGATTTTTCAATTTTACTAGCTGCTCTATTTCTTAAATAATAAGTGGTTTTTAATCCAGATTCCCAGCAGGCCATATATATATCATTTAAATATTTAAGAGATGTTGATTTGTTATAAAGATTAAAACTGACGGCTTGATCAATCCATTTCTGCCTGGATGCATTACATTCAATTAACTTTAACATATCACGGTCAAAGGCTGTTTTATATTTTTCTTTGATATCGTCAGGAATAGAGCCATCAAAGAGAGACAAATCTCCGTCACAGCTTTTAACTAAAGTAGCAACTTCAGTGTTCCAAAGACCCCTGTCTTTCATATCTTTCACAAAATGAGGGTTTGTAATATAAAAATTGCCGCTTTTATTTTCGTAAACAAATAATACAGAAAAGTTGGGTTCAATACTTTGCTCAACACCGTTTATATAGCCAATGGTTGCTGTTGGAGCAATAGCCATGACATTACTATTACGCATCCCATTAGATCTAATCGATTCTCTGACCTTTGACCAATCTAAAGATTCCCCTTTGCCTGGATTGGAATTTCTGTATGAATGAAGATTGTTCCAACTATCTATTGGAAAAATATCTTGAGACCATAATGAACCTTCGTAGTTTTCGTAAGCCCCACGTTCTTTAGCTAAATTTGAACTGGCTGATATGGCTTCTCTACTGTAAAATTCAAAAAAAGAATTATTCCAATCTACGGCTTCTTCACTATCAATAGATATATTTTTAACATGAAGAACATCATGTATGCCCATTACTCCAAGACCCACAGGCCTGTTTTTAAGGTTGGAATTACTAGCTTCTTTAGTTGGGTAAAAGTTTATATCGATAACATTATCTAAAATTCTAACCGCAGTATGGATTGTGTTTTTCAATTTATCAAAATCTATTTCTGTATTTTTATCTAAATGATTTAATACATTTACCGATCCTAGATTACAGACTGCAGTTTCACCAATTTTAGTTTTTTCTCCTTTATGGTATTCAGATGGTTTAGTGTGTAGTGTAATTTCAGTGCATAAATTAGAGCTTCTAACCGCTCCTTTATGCTGATTTGTGTATCGAATGTTGCAAGGATCCTTAAAAGTGTTCCATGGATGAGAGGTTTCAAATAGCACCTTTAACATTTTTTTCCACAAATCTTTAGCTGGGATTGTCCGATAGTTTTTTATTAAACCTTCTTCAGCTTTATTACATAGCTCATTGTATCTTTTGTCAAAATCTTCTCCGAACCTGTCATGAAGATCTGCATCTTTTGGATCAAAGAAATACCAAATATCCTCGCCCTGAACTCTACGCATAAACTCATCGGGAATCCAAGAAGCTGTATTCATGTCGTGACAACGAAGCCTATCGTCTCCAGTATTTCTGCGAAGATTTAAAAAGTCTTCATAATCCAAATGCCAAGGTTCTAAATAAGCGCAGCCAGCACCTGGACGCTTGCCACCTTGATTTACTGCAACCAATAAATCATTGTATATTTTAAGCCAAGGAACCAAGCCGCTAGAAATGCCGTTAGTTCCATGAATATGAGAACCTGTAGAACGAAAAGGGGTAACATCAAGACCAAGACCACCAGCATACTTTGATTTACGAGCTTCTTGCCAAGCGCCGTCAAAAATACCGTCAATACTATCATCAAAAGTGTTAAGATAGCAAGAGCTAAGTTGTGAGTGAGTAGTTCCACTATTAAAAAGGGTTGGGGTAGAAGGGGTATAAAGTTGCTTGCTAATTAAATCATAGAACTCGATAGCTCTTTCATTTTTATTTTCTTCATTGAGGGCTAAACCCATTGCGACTCTCATGTAAAAAGATTGTGGGGCTTCCATGATTTTATCATCTAGCCTTAAAAAATATCTATCGTACAAAATCTGAACTCCAAGATATTTGAGGTTTTTATCTCTTCTGATTTTTAAAGCTTCAGAAAGTTTTAATAAATCGAATTCTAACAAGCGGTTATCTAATCTTTTTTCTTTAACTAATTTTCGAATGTTTTGTATGAAGCATTTTCTATATTGCAACTTAAATGTATCAGAAGCCACTCCCTCTCTAAATACCTCTTTATATAAAGTGTTTAATAGAAGCTGGCCAGCAACAAAGGAATAATTAGGTTCTTTTTCTATCTTTTCTCTGGCTGAAAAGATTAGAGCCTTGTCTATTTCTTTTGTAGTTATTTTGTCGAATAGTTGTAATTGTGCGTCTAGTACAACTTCACTTGCGGACACATCCTCTATCTCTTCACAAGCTCTTTGAGCACTTGCATTTATTTTTTCTACATTAAATTCTTCGAGCCTACCATTACGTTTTTTAACTTTAATTTGCATGTTGTTTTTTTACACAGATAATTTGTATATTCTCAATAAATCTAGAGAACAAGAGTATGTAAATACTAACATATAAAATAATATATGACAAGATTATTTTTTTATTTTTGACAAAAAAGACTTATAGGATTTTATAAGGCCTTCCTCAAGAGAAGTTTGCGGAGAAAATCCTAGAGAAGAAATCCTTGAATTGTCTAATTTTTTTCTAAAAGTTCCGTCTGGCTTAGATTTATCAAAAATAATTTCACCTTGATATCCTATGATTTTTTTTATTTTTTTTAAAAGTTCAAGAATGCTAACTTCATCATTAGAACCACAGTTAAGATGAGATATATTTTGAGAGTACACATCTTTAGCATTGACATTTTCAAGACAAAAAACTATTGCTGAAGCCAAATCTTCAGAAAACAAAAACTCCCTCAAAGGGTTTCCACTGCCCCATAATTCGACATTAGGGCTTTGGTTTTCTTTTGCTAGGTGAACTTTATGTATTAAAGCTGGAAGCACATGAGATGTAAATAAATCAAAATTATCATTCGGCCCATACATATTGCAGGGCATTAATGAATAAAAGTTTGATCCATATTGATCGTAAAAAGATTCACACATTTTAAGTATTGCTATTTTAGCGATAGCATAAGGCTCGTTTGTGGGTTCGAGCTTTCCAGTTAGTAAATCTTCTTCTTTAATTAAAGAGTCAAAATTTTTGGGATAAATACAAGAAGATCCCAAATTGATGAGTTTTCGGACCGAATGCTTGTGTGCTGATTTTATTACATTAAGACCTATAGATAGGTTTTCTGATATAAATTCAGCTCTACATGTATTATTTGCATGTATTCCGCCAACTTTTGCTGCACATAATATAACATGATCAATGTTTAAGTTTTTGAAAAGGTTATCAACATCTTCTTGATTGCTTAAATCAACTTCATCCCTTGATCTGGTGATTATATTTTCATAACCAAGGTTTTTTAACTTTTTGAGAACCGCAGACCCTACTAGACCTTTATGGCCCGCTACAAAAATACAATCACTTTTTGAGGTTTTCATAATCGCTTGAAAACATTTTGTATACTAACCCTTTAAAATCTGTATTCCTAGTCCAACCTAATTCGGATTCTGCCAAAGAGGGATCACCACATAATTCATGAACTTCAGCTGGTCTAAAATATTTTTTATCTACATCAAGAATAAGAATGTCATCTTCTTTTGTGAAATATTTTTCATCTATACCCGAACCTGATTTGTAGTAATTAATTCCGCTGTAATCAAGGCAGACTTCAACAAACTCTCTAATTGTGTGCATTTCCCCACTGGCTAGAACATAATTTCGGGGAGAATCTTGATTCAGCATCAGCCAAACACCATGCATAAAATCTTCTGCATCGCTCCAGTCTCTTTGAGCATCTAAATTTCCTAAGGAAAAACTGGTAGGTTGGCTGGTAAAAATGTTTCTATTCTCAAATGCTAATTTAAATTTAGCTATATTATAGCTTATTTTTCTAGTCACAAAATCTATACCCCTCCTGGATCCTTCATGGTTAAATAGCCAGCCTTGAACAGCATACAACCCATAGGATTCTTTGTATACTCTTACTAGATGTCTAGCTGCACATTTAGCTGCTCCATAAGGAGATTGTGGATTAAGTGGGTGTAACTCATTTTGAGGCGAATATTCAACATCTCCAAATTCTTCCGAAGATCCTGCGTTGTAGAATCTACAATTAGGAGCGAACCTGCGAATAGCCTCTAAAATATGAAGGACCGCATCGGCATCAGTCCCCCAGGTTTGTATTGGATATTTCCAACTGCCAGCAACAAAAGACTGAGCGGCAAAATTTATAAAGTAATCTGGCTGTAAATCGATTACTGCATCTCTGATGCTATGGGCATCAGTTAGATCCAAATCTATTAATTCAAAATTTTTATCTTTCTCAAGATGCTCAATGTTTTTATGATTTAAGACACTTAATCTCCTGACAGCTCCATAAATTTTAAATTTACAGTTTTCTTTATTAATCTTGTTTATAAGATAGTCAGCCATATGACTGCCGTCTTGACCAGTAACTCCTGTTATGATTATTTTTTTCATATTTATAAGCCTAATGATTTTTTATAAGAAGGGACCCAGTCTTCTATAGATACAGAAGGACTCCAGTTTAATAATTTTTTTGCTTTAGAATTATCTGCTAAAGTTTGATTCGGCTCCAATCTTTTTTCAATATAAATTTTTTCTCCTCCAATTAAATCTGCTAATTGATTGATTGATCGATTGTCTCCATTGCCTATATTGATAACATCACCAATCCCAACATTATTGGATTGCATGGATAAAAGATTAGCTCTCGCGACATCTCCTACATATGTAAAATCTCTTCTTTGTTCGCCATCACCAGTAATTGTGAGGGGTTTTCCTTCTAGTTTCTGTTTAGCAAAAACCCCCATGACTAATTTATATGCTCCATCTAAAGATTGCCTTTCACCAAATACATTGAAATATCTAAGGCTTACTGTTTCTAAACCATAGCAATGATGGAAAACCCTGCAATACTGCTCTCCGATTAATTTTTGTAAACCGTAAGGGCTAAGAGGATCAGTTGGGTGATCTTCTGGGGTAGGGAATATAGTTGCGTTACCATATGCAGAAGAGCTAGCACTGTAAACAACTCTTTTTATATTAGCACTTCTAGCTGCAAGCAAAACGTTTAGCGTCCCATCGACATTAGTTTTATTAAATTTATATGGATTTTCTATGGATGGCTGCACTCTAGCCAAAGCAGCTAAATGAAAAATTCCATCATATCCACAAATTGCATTTGTAAGGCTTTCTAAATTTGATGGGTGAGAAATGTCAAGAGTCAGTAAATCAGCAGATTTATTTAAATTTGATTCAAAGCCAGTAGATAAATTATCTACCACTAAAACTTCATGCCCTTCCGAAATTAATAAATCAGTAAGATTACTGCCGATAAATCCAGCACCACCTACAACAACATATTTCATATTGTTATTTTTTATATACGTTCTTTGATGAATTTATATTTGATCTTTTATGAATTAAATCAATAACCTCTTTATCTCCGTCTTGATCTTGAGTTGGAGCAAACAAAGCCTTACCTCTTTCATCAACGTTTTGAGGCGGGATAGTAAGATAGTATACAGCCATGCTTTTTCTGCAATAATTAGCTGGAGTGTTCACCACTTGACTTAAGCCATGCCAACTGTTTTGAGTTGTATCAAAAAACACGGCTCGATTAAATTTTGGTTCAATTTCTATTTCTAACTTCTTTGATTTGTCCGAATCAGTATCAGAATACAAGCCTAAATGACCACCCCAATCATCTTGCCAATCTTTTTCTAAATAAATAATAATATTTAATTTTCTTTGCAAGCCTAATTTCGGATGAATAGAATAATCTAAATGAGGATTTAATCTTCCACCATTTGAATGAATATGCCAGCCCCCTCCATTTAAACCATTGTCAGGAAAAAGAGGGCAGTTATTAGATAAACCCTCTAAATATTTAATAAAAATATCGGAATTTAAAAAAGAAAAAGTATCATAAGTTAATTTAGGAAATTTATTCCAATCATTACAGGTTTTTTTAATCTCAATTGCATTATTATATTCATGCCAAAAGTTAGAATCAAAATCAGGTATTTCATCGGAAAGCTGGTCTGCTATATCGTTTTTGAAAAAATCATCAATAACACAATGGCTAAAAGGTTTTGCATCATTAAAGTTTTTAAAAGCATTCGAGATATTGTTTAAATTTATTTTATCAAAATTTTTCATAAGTTTATTTTTTAATTTTATTAATATTTATATATGATCATGACCACACCCAGATAAGTCAAAATTATTTTCTATTTTTTTTGAAACTGCAGAAGGGAAATTCTCCCAATCTTTACTTGGTCTAACTTTTAAGTTTGTTTTCCATGCACCTTTTAATACATGAGAATCGATCCCATTATCGCACATTAAATTAATGAAAGAATTTATGTCTTTAGGGAAGCAAGTACCACCGAACCCAGGCAAGCCGTCGTGACCAGGAACTTGATAATGGCTAATTCCAATTCTACCATCACTCAATACTCCTTCCATGATGTCTCCAAAATTTAAATTCAGCTTATCGCAAAGCAATTTAACTTCATTAAAATAACTTATTTTTGTCGCAAAAAAACAGTTAGCGATATATTTAATCATTTCAGTAGAGTCGCTATCCATTAGGAATGTTTTGATACCTGGAAATCTTTCTTTAAAAAGGCCTGCAACTTTATTAGGCACATTATCGAGTTTGTTGTAGAAGTCTTTTGGGAATCCTATTATATTTCTAGATGGGGTAATGAAGTCTAATGCAGATGTTCTAGCGGTAAGAAATTCAGGAGAGTGTAAAATTTTTAAATTTTTAAATTTAGATTGTAAATTATAAGTGGTGCCAACTGGAACTGTTGATTTTATAACAAAAATACATTCAGGATTATGGCTAGATATGTCTTCGAAAAAAGAATTTATTATAGATAAATCACACTTACCGTCATCAGCTAAAGACATTGGGGTCGGTAGGCATACAAAAACTATATCTTGATTTAAGCATTCACCTAAAGAATGAGAAGATCTTTTTGAATCTTTATCAAAAACTTTAACATCATTAACGTAATGAGCGAAACCGTGAACTATTGCCGATCCGACAAACCCATTACCTATTATACCTATAGAATTTTTATTCATTGATTTTTATTGATTTTTAAATTAAAATAATTTTTCATCGATAGACATCCATCTATCTATTAATTTTTCTGGGGACAACATCTCTTTCGCTCTCTTCATTATGTTTTTAGATAAAAAAAAGTCATCTGATTTGTTTTTAATATCTTGTTTACATTTATTTAATTTTTCTTCAAGCTCTATTAAAGTATCTGCATAATACGGATAGTTTTCTCCAAGTATTTCGAGAGAAGATGGAGATTTGCTGGATATAATTAGATTATCTAGCATGGCTGCCGTGGCAACTTTTGTTGATGTTTCCCACTCTGGAAGTACAACATGATGGTCTCCTGATGATGTATAACCCTTCCTTATTGATATATTAATTGATCCATCATAAATGACAGAGTCCATGTTTTCGTGATTATGAACATCATATTCTCCTTTAAGCGTTTTTAAATCAATAATTCCTAAACTTGAGAAGTTGTCGTAAAAATGAGTTTTATCAGGGCTGCCAAAAAAATAAGCTTTTAATTCATTAGAGGGTTTTAATTTTATTTTTTGATGTAAGTCTGAATCCCATCCGTGATATATTGTATGTGTTTGAGTTGTAAAAAATCTATTCATGTCCTTATTATTAGTAATAATAAGATCAAAAAAACCTTCATTTTTTATTGTTAGTTCCGAAGAATCTAGAAAGTCAAGGATAAGTTTATTGTTGTTTGATTTTAAATAATTTATAATTGACAAACTTAAGAATGGAGGATACCTTCTGATAAAAATAACATTTGAGTTTTTAATTGTTTTATAATCTTGTTCGATATTACCGTAACGACATCCGAGCATTTTAGCAATATTTAAACCCCTCATTCTTCTAGATCCTTTTACGGGAGGGCTCGATATATCTATATAATAATTCATGATAAATTGTATAGGCAAGAATAATAATTTTCTACATTAGGCTCAAAGAAATCAACATCTATTCCGTCAAAGTAATTCATTTCTAAGTAATCCTTTCCAGATGGACCACTTATATATTTTTTAGCGCCAATTTTTTTAAGAATATTTGCGAGTAATTCAGATTTATGCCCAGAAACATTAAGGTCGCTAGCAAATATAATTTCTTTCTGAATATTTAATTTATGAAAAGCCCACATAATACTTTCCATGTTAATGTCTATCAAAAAATTGTGTTTATATATGTGAGATAAATCTATATTAAAATTCTCTTTAATTTTTAAATTTATCTTTCTTCTCCAATTAGAATCATTAGACACACAAACATCTTTTATAATTTTTGATGTGGCTTTTTTTTCTACTGGAACGGTAATCCAGTCATCTCTGTCGTCTTTTAATTTTATTTTATTGCGATTTTGAAAATAATTTTTTCTATAATTAACATTATCTAGAACTACAAACACATCCGCTTGGGAAATTTTTTGAAAAAAACCCATATATGGAAAATGTTCGGGTTGATGGATTGTTGCCTTCAATGCTAAATAATTAGTTTGGGCGGCCAATTATCAATATGTTGTCGTAATTTTTAATAACCCTTTCATGTCTTAGGTCAATAATTTCTAAGTTTAATTTTGAAGTAGTATTATTTATTAAACGATGAGCCAAGTCAATTCCATTGACATCTTCTACAATTAGTATCCCAGAAGGATTGATTAAATCTGAAAAGTGGTCTAGAAAAAACAGTTGCGACTCCTCTGTATGAGGCCCATCATCTACAATAATATCAAATTTTTTATTGTTAAAGTTTTCATTAATAAATGATAGGTCGTAAGCATTTTGATTAAAAAAAGGAACTATCCTTTCTTGATTCATTAGTACAGATCTAGCGTCTGATCTATCACCGATATCCACACAGTAAACTGTGGCATTATCAAAAAAATCACGAAACATAAGAGCTCCACCACCGCCTGCTATACCTATTTCTAGAATATTTTTACTAGAAAATCTAATGGGGTTAAATAATTTTTTGTAGGTGTTTATGTATGAATGCCTTGTGTTTTTATCAGTTAACTGATTATTTATAATTTGATCTAATTCTCTCATAGCCATTTCATTATTCTGTATATTTCATAAGTTTTAAAATCATCAAAAGCAAAATTCTCCAATACATGGGCTCGCCCTATATTGTAATGCTCTTCGCTTTGTAAATAGTAACCCCATTTTGTGTAAGACTGATCTTTGTTTATATCATATCTGTCTAAGGATTTCTTTTTAAGGGCGTAAAGGTCGTCATCAATACCTATATAGTAATTGCTTTGAAAGTTAACACTAGATGGAGAGTATAAAGTAACATAACGACAGCAATATTTATACATACCCTTGCTTATAAGGCTCAATGCTACATGATCTGTGTGTGAATCATCGTGATCGTGAGTAAGTAGATCGAACCTTTTATCGAAGTCAATAGTTTTGTAAAAACTATCTTTAACCTGATCTAGGTTATTGAACAACGTCCTTTGTTCAAATCCTAAATTAATATCCAATAATTTAGAGGAAATTTCAGTAGGTAGATCACTTTTGTTTTTTTCCCATACTGGCATTTTTTCACTCCATGTTGTTGCTGTTATAATTTTTATATTATCATATTCATTGAAATGCTTAAATAAGTAACCATAAGCTGCGCATTCAACATCATCAATGTGAGCAATAAAAATTACAAGATCTTTAGCTCGAAGTGTTAATTCAAACCTCAGGTTTTCTTTATCATGCTCTTTCACTTCAAATCCATTCTTTAAATAAAAATTTTGAGCTGAAGTATTCTCTTTTTTCGCATACAAAGATATTTTATCTATATTTTTTTTAACACAAAGAGTGTTGATTTTATTAATTAATTTAGTACCCAGGCTATTATTTCTAAATTTTTTATCAATTAAAAATCTATGAATGTGAACTTCTTTGTCATCTTTTAATGAGCAGATGCAATAGCCTATCAAAAAACCATCAACAAAAACAAATAAACTAAAACGATATTTACCATACAAATCTAATAAGAAATTTTTTTCATTCCATTTTTCGGTACTAATAGAATCTGTAAAATTTTCATTATCTAATGAAATGAGCCTACTTAAGTGAATTTTAAAATCCTCTTTTTCAGCTATTTTTATATCGAATTTCATTATTGTAGTGAGATATAATTGTATTATAAGCTTTTTCGCAAGCAAAATCCATACTTAAATTAAGTTTACAAAAGGAGTGTATTTCTCTGGATCTATTAATTGAAAACTGATCAATCATTTTTTTTATATTATTATTAAAACTATCAGCATCTCCGCCTTTATATTGGTGCCCGAATTGATAATGTTGATTATGTATCAAAACAGTGTCTCTTATTAAAAAAGAAGACCCTGCATAAATAGATTCAGGAATAGATCTAGGTGAAGGGTCGTAAGGTTGTGACGGAGAATTTGTGCAAAGTATTGAATGTTTGCTTTTTAACATCTCTTTAGCCAAATCTTTTTTAGGCAAAAACCCATTTATAGAAAAATTAATTTTTTTAGCATTTAAAATGTTGCTAAAATTTTTTATATAAGATCGATCTCGAAGGTCGCCATAAAACTTTATTTGATAATCGCTAATTAGATCAGGATCGATCAGATTAGCAAATTCTAGTTGATTCTTAATTGGCCAGATTGTGCCAACATATAATATAACATTACTTTTTTTGACTTTATCAAAATTTTCATCTACATATTTTTTAAATATGTAATCAGGAGGTTTTATTAATTCATTATCAGAAAAACAAAGGTCACAATTTTTTTGATTACGTTTGAATCCTAAAGGCATGATGTTTACTTTTAATTCAGCATTGCTTATAGCATCGCTTTTATATTTGTCGAATGCAGAATTTTTCCCTATGACTATGTTGAAATTATTTAAATAAATTTTTTCTAAAGATGTGTTTATATATTGCCCGTCAACTATTTTGTCTAAATAGTTTCTGTCATTTTTTTGAAAAACAGAGTAGACTTCATAACCCTTTTTTGAGAAAAAGATTGGTAAGCCCCTTCCTTCTATTTGCATGCACTCCTTTCCTTCCTGTTCTTGAGTAGGGTAATTTCTTGGCAAGTCTATAAATAAAATTTTCATATTTTAATACCAAACAGCTTTTTCTTTCAAGATCTTTTCGAGTTCTTCTAAATTACTTACTGTAAATTTGCCTCTAAAAACATCTGGATTGTGATGCATGTGATAAATTCTTGGAGCCATATGCTGTTCTCCAAATTCATGCTTAAACCTATCTTGCTTGTCTCTATTATCTTTACTTCTAATATTATATTCAAAAGGGAAATAATGTATCAGAGCTTCGCTCTTCCATAAAGATATTCTTAAGCTAACTTGATCCCACCCATTTGTTTGATGATAATATTTATAAAAGTATTCTTTCCATAAATCTAAAAAATGAGCTGTTCTTGGTGAATCATTGTAGGCCATAATTCCACCATTAACTTCAGAGAAAGAATAAGGTATTTCGCTGTATTCAGGAATTGCATCTGAATATTTCTTTCTTTTTCTAGCGTAATCATGAGTAAATCCAACATCAAACCTATCTAAAACTTCGAACATATCTGAAATGTCTCTAACTATTAAAGTGTCTGAATCTAAATAAATGGTTTTTTTGAAAGGTGTTTCTGCAACAAGATCTACCTTGCTTCTTTCATGCTTTATCCTTCTTTTGATAACGTGATCTATAAATGGGCTAGACAATTCTTGATTAGTTATTAATGCAACAGGTATGTCAGGCATGTACCTTTTTAAGGATTCAGCCGAAAGCAGTGTTTCTTTAATGTAGGCTTCGTTAAAAGCTATATATAAAATTCCATTATTCATAATTCTAATATTTTATTGTAAAATTTTTGAGCCCAATCTAATGGATTGTAAAGTCTATCAAATTCTTTTTTCGCATTGGTTGCTATAAAATTTCTATGGTTTTTACAAGTTAATTGTCTTAGTGAATTTAACCAACCTTTTTTAGAAAGAGCGATATACCCACAGTCGGGGTCACCTAATATATGAAGATGACTTGGGGTTAAATCTGCAATAACGGGTATTCCTAATTGATGAAAAACAAAAGCTCTACCTGCATTGGATTTGTTTTTAAATCTAACTGAATAATCTGTGTCAAAAATACCAAAGTCCGTAGATGTTTGCAAAATATTATTTGGCAGGATTGTCATGTTAGGACAAAGACCTATATCACAAGAAGATATATCTTCGTAAATAGTTTCGATTTTCCAAGGTTTAAATATAACTTTTACATCAGGCCTTCCATATCTCCATTTAAATTCAGGATTACCATGTATTACTAAAAGTTCAATTTCTTTTTCTTTAGAAAAATCGTTCAACGCTAACTTTAAATTAGGTTCGAATTTAGATAAATGAGGATAGTGACCATGGAAGCATAATCTTAATTTTTTTTGATCTTGATGGGTTTTTATTTTTTTATTTTGAAAAAGATTTTCAATTAAAGGAAATAAAATTACATTTTTATTCATTGATAAACTATCTTTTTCTTCAAGAGAGCCTACTATGATAAAATCAGCATTGTGATTTTGTCCTCCTGTAGGATTAATTAAGCCTACTTTTTTGTTTTGATTCTGTATGGATTTTATTGTTGATTGATGATGGTTGCCTTTACCAAGTATGACCACATCATGCTCGGCAACATCTGAAATTGATCCGATTTTTGAATAAATTTTTATCTCAGATAAGTAATAGTTTAAATCTTTTATCCAAATTCTATAAGAGCCAGTGTTTATAGAATTAGTAGAGGGTAAAAAAAGTATCTTAGGATGTGTCATTTAAATAAATTAATATATTGTAGAGATGTTTCGGTTATTTTTAAATCTTTTCTTTCTTGTATCTTAGGCATGTCAAGAACCTTCAGCACCCCTTCAACTATAACATTGATATCTACTTTGGGAGGTTGGTATAAATCCACCATTTCTCCATATTCATAATCTTCTTCTAGCTCTATAACAACCCCATCGTTTTTAACTAATTCTTTTGTCCCACCATTATGACTGCAAATAACAGGAAGGCCACTAGCCAAACCTTCAACTACAGAATTAGGGCAACAATCTAGCCAACATAAATGAATCATGGCATCAGCCATTTTATAATATTTAGGAAGATCTTTCGGAGGAATCATAGGCAAGCAAAAAACATTTTTCATATCTACTTGCTGGTAGCCGCCAAGAATTACAAGAGCCACATCTTTAAGTCGGTTGTCTTTAAATGCTTCAATACATTCTTCAATCCTTTTATGTCTTCTCCATTTAGAAGAAGCAATAACAACTTTTTCAAAACCTTCAGGTTTATCTATAGACTCTTTATTAGAAAAAAATATATCTTCAACTCCATTGTATATTATGCTGTGAGGTCTTTCTGTATTCGTAAAAGCTTCATAAACATTTTTGGCATATTCTGATTGAAAAACAATGTGATCAAATTTCTCATAACACTCAAAAATGGGTGCATTTAAATATTTACTATTTCCAAGACGATTACCTGAATCTAAATAAAGACCGTCTAGCCTTAGAATATTGTTTTTACCTTTAAAATAAGGGCCAGTAACAACAGATATCCTATTATTTGAGTCTTCAGAGAATTGAATTCCTTGATTTTCTAAGCTATTTTTTAGCCTATAAGCAAATATAGTAGGACCTGATGAGTTAGAGTAATTGTTTATGTAAAAATTCATTCTTCTAGATAACCTCTATTCCTTATGAAACCTTCGTAATGTCTTTGTAAGGAAAGGTATTCTGGGTCTGGTGAGGTGTTTCCTCTGTATATATAGTGGGTTTTATTGATGTAATGAGTCTTCCTGCCCTCTTTTAAAACATTGTGTATTATTGGTAAATATAAAGCTTGGTCATAAGTACATTCAAACCAATCCCCTTTCTCATTTAAAAAGTTTGATTTAGGAACTTTTTTATAATCACTTAGCGAAAAAGTTTTAAAATGGGTAGATTTCCATGGCTGTTTATATATGGAGACAGATTCATTAATTGGTCCTGATAGGTTTAGATTTAAACCTAACCATTCGTTTTTAGTCCAAACACATCCATACCCTTCGTCGTATGCATTTTTTACATTTTGAAAACAATCTTTTCCCCAAAAGTAATCATCAGCATCAATTATTCCAATTATAGATTCTTCAGTTAAATCATCCAATATTCGGCATACATTTTTTAAAGCATATGTTCTTTTTTTTGTTTTATTTTCAATGAAGGTTTTGTTGCCAGAAAGACCTTGTAGTATTTCTCTATAGTTTTCAGATACTATATCCTCGCAAAATATACATTCGTAATTAAATTTAACTTCCTGCTGATCTATACTTTCAATTAAATTATTAAAGTATCTTGATCGGTCTCCATAGCAAGGTATTATTAATTTAAACATTGTTGCAATGTATTCCAGAAGTAATTCGGCCTCGACTGAGTAAACTTAAAAGCATTTCCAATAGAACCGCTCCACCATTTTTCTTTTGTATGCTGGGAATGCGAGTTAGTGATAACTTCAAGACCCATATATTTTGCCTCTAGTGTGACTCTAGGGCAAGTGTCATGGATAATTGGCAGGAAAATTAAACCATGGTAATTGGAGAGTGTGTTTAGCATTTCTTCGTGTGTTTTAGTTTTAATGATTTCATAATCCAGTGAATGATTTTCTGCATATTTAATCGATTCATTAACACCTTTTGCTTGGCTATGCCAGCCTCCATTCCCGTCTATGATTGAAAACTTTGAGTTTTTTTTCTTTTTGCATAAGTTTGAGAATTGTAGCATAGTATTTGATGTGAAGCAAGAAGAAAGTACAGATTTATTTTCTAAGCTCCCTGATTTTAAATCATTAGAGTGAAATAACATCTGCTCTTCTGACATGTAAAAGGTATGTAATGATTTAGCATGAATAAGATTATAGATATCTCTTAACCCTTTGGTGGAGTTAGACTTAGCGCAATCACAATCTTGACCAGATAGGATTTTGTGGGGTATTCTGCCTCGATAAATACAATAACCATAATCAAATTCTATTTTGAAAAATGGTTTTGTTTCCATGGTGTGAATAATCGCATCAAAAGAATTTTTAGTAAAACCCATTGTGTTTCCAAATATAAAACCTTCATACTTGAAAGAATCCATTAAAGAAAATTCTCTTGTTGATATCAAATGAACTTCAGCTTTATTTGGTTCGATTATGGCATCCAGGGTTAAGCTGGTGCCTCCTATTCCAGCTACACAATCATCAATAAATGCTAACATTATATAATATTATATATATATATAAATATATTTCTATCGTATATTTAATAAATTAATTTACTTTAAAATAAAAAAAACACTTGATTAAATTTTTAAATTATGGTAAACTATAAAAATGAGTCAAAAAACGCAAAAATCAAATTTCATGGTTGTATGTGCTGATTGGGAGTATATTTGTAATTGCAAATCACCAGAAGATGCTGCCGCCGAAGGAATGGTGAATAAGTTTAATGAGCTTGGAGATCAATTGAATTTATCCCCAACTTTATCTGTTTTTGATATAAGCAAAGCATACGAAACAATGGATGTAGTCAGTAATATACATTTCTTTTATACTCCTCATGTTTTGGCTGACTCTGGATATCATGATCTATCCAAAAAATATGTAAATCTGATAAATCTAATATCTAATGAAAATTAAATTACATAAAAAATCTTCATTGGCTGAACTTGTTAGGCCGCAACACAAGGGCGACGCTGGATACGATATAATTGCAACATCCGAACCCATTATAAAAGGAGATATATACCAAGGAGATTTTTATAAATCTGTTTTATATATAGAGTATGAAACAGATTTAATTTTAGAGCCTGATGAAAATTTGTTTTCATTTGTGTTTCCAAGATCTAGCATTTCTAAGTACAATTTACATTTATGTAACTCTGTAGGAGTTATAGATTCAGGTTACAGGGATACAATAAAAGTGAGATTTAATTACATTCCTCAACCTGAAAATTATTATGTTATGGAGTCTAAAAACTTTTTATTAGCTATAGACAAATCTAAAATTTATAAAAAAGGAGATAAAATTGCTCAATTAATTTTCTCAAAACACATTCATCCTGAAATTATTGATTCCCAATCGATATCTGATTCAACTAGAGGGCTTGGTAGTTTCGGAAGCACTGGAATTTAGTCATGTTGTTAGGTTTATGTGGTTTGGCTAGGAGTGGAAAAGACTCTTTTTATAATTTAATTAATAAATCTTCAACTAAAGATTTTAATCGATATGCTTTTGCAGATGAATTAAAAAAAGAATGCTTTCACTTTGTGATGAGGAATACAGAATTATCTGTTTTCAGCGAAGACCCTCAAGTCAAGAAATTAATTAGACCTCTATTAGTTGCTTATGGAACTAATTTAAGACGAGCCATTAATCCTAATTGCTGGATCGATAGATTAGAGCCTCAAATTTTATTTGATTTAAAAAAAAATAAAAATATATGTATAACAGATGTGAGGTATGAAAACGAAATAGACTGGCTCCACAAACTTGGAGGGCTTTCTATATATATAGAAAAAGTTGGGAATGATTTCCCGAATGATGAAGAAAGACTTAACGACCCAATTTTAAGAAAAAAATCAAAATTACATTTCAGATGGTTTCCTGAAGATCATCTAAAAGAAAATATAAAAAATGAAATAAAATCATTTTTAGAAGAAAATAAAATTTTTATTTAAATGACAGAAGAGAACGATTTAATTTTAATTAACAACATTAAGAAAGGCGTCAAAAAAGATTCAAGCCTTGAAGTGCTGTATTCTAGGCATTCAGGCATTTTTCATAAAATTCTAAACAAGTACATGCCTTTCAACACGTTAGAAAAGGAGGAAATTTCATCTGAATGTAAATACCATATTTTTGTATCTGCTTTAGATTTTAACGAATCTAAGAAAACTAAATTTTCTTCTTACTTAGGAAATAGAACCAGGTGGATGTGCTTAAATTTTTTCCAAGATCAAAAAAAGAATAAAATCAAATCAAGAATCTCAACTCAAGATCCAGATCCCTCAGAATGTTTTTTAGAAAAAATAGAAGGTGAAGAGTTCATCTCAAAAATAAAAGACTTCTTAGAATCACATCCAGATGCAAGAGCTAAAACAATTTTCGAGATGAGGTACTTTAATACAAAAAATAAAAAACTCACCCCTTGGAAAAAAATTAGCAAAGAAATAGGCTTAAGCGTTCAGGGGTGCATTAATATTCACAACAATTTTATAGAAAAAATAAGAAAAACATCTCAAATATTAAAATGATAAATAAATTCACAGGAATGGGCTATTCAGCAAAAGAAGCAAAATATCAACAATTTAGCTCTGGTAAGTCTAAATGTAATTTCTCAATAGCTGTATCTTTCGGAAATTCAACGACTTGGATTGAAGTAGAGGCTTGGGATAAAATAGCTGATAATTGCAACTCTTATATTGAAAAGGGCTCTCTAGTCGTAGTCGAAGGCAAATTAAAATCCATAAACTGGAAAAGCAAAACCAATGAGTATAGGACTAAAATAATATGCGTTGCTGATTTTGTCAAATGCTTGTCTTATAAAAATGATACTAACCTTAAAGCTAAAGAAGAGCAAAACATAAAAAAAATAAAAGACATAAACTCTTTTTCTGAGTATTCAATGACTGAAGAAGATGAAGATATTTTGGAAAAGTTTCCTTGGTAATTTATCATTACAGAGATGAATAAAATAATATTTAAAGCGGCTTTTAATTCATTATCATTTGGTAATGTTTCTTATAATTTTGCAAGAGAATTCTATAAAAAAGATATTAAAGTTTCCCTGTTTCCAATAAGCAACAGTTTTGATTTTTCAGCGTTCAATAAAATAGATGAAGATTTTAAAAATTGGCTGGAAGATTCAGCGAATTCAAGATTTAATACAATAGACAAAGATTCTCCATGTTTAAGCTTATGGCATATTAATGAAAGCCACCAATGGCCAGGAAATAAAAGCACTCTTTATACATTTTACGAATTAGACAGTCCGACTATGACTGAAAAAAATATAGTAGACTTTCATGATAATGTTGTATTCAGCAGCAGCCATGCTAAAAAATGTTTTGATTTAGTTAATTGTAAAAACACACACAGTATCCCAATAGGTTTTGATGAAGATTTTACAAAAGAAGACCTTAACTATTTTCCAGATAGAGTTCATTTCGGCATCATGGGAAAGTGGGAAAAAAGAAAGCACACCGAAAAAATAATTAAGCTTTGGGCTAAAAAGTACGGAAATAACCCCAAGTATCAGCTCTCATGCTGTGTAATTAATCCCTTTTTTAAAAATGAGGAAATGAATTCTATTATAGGGGCAGCCTTAAATAATAAAATGTATGCAAATATTAACTTCCTCCCTAGACTCAAAACCAATCAAGAAGTCAACCAGTTCATGAATTCAATTGACATTGACCTAACTGGTCTTAGTGGGGCAGAAGGATGGAACCTGCCTGCATTTAATTCAACTTGTTTAGGAAAATGGAGTATTGTATTAAATAATACTTCTCATAAAGACTGGGCTAATGAAAAAAATTGTATATTAGTGGAGCCTAACGGAAAAGAAAATGCAATAGATGGAGTATTTTTCACTGAAAACTCTCCGTTTAATCAAGGTAATATTAATACATTCAATGAGGATGAAGTTATTTCTAAATTTGAATTATCAGAATCTTTTAAAGGGAAAGAAAATACAGAAGGAGAACTTCTTAAAGAAAAATTTTCTTATAGCAATACTGTTGATTCTTTATTAAAGATTATTTATTAAATTTTTGTGTATATTTTATAGATATGAAAGAAATTAAATTTGAATCAAAAGCATATACACCAAAAGCATTCGGTCTTGATGAATTAAAAGAAGCCGTAGAAGGCATAACCTCAGAACCAGATAAAAAAAGAACCATTTGTAATGTTCTTAGGTTGGCTTATAGTTGCATGCAAGATGAAGCTACTAATATTAATGCAGCTCGTTCTTTAATACTAGAAGCTTTCTGGATGGGAAAACGTATGAATGCTAAGCTAACAAAAAACAAGCAGCAGCAATTAGACAATGAAATTCATGATGATGACGATGATGAATATTGTTTTTCTGTAGATTTTTCACAGTTCCCTGCTCGAGGTAATTGGGACTAATATGCCTATTTATATTTATCAAAATCCAATAACGGAAGAATGTATAGAAATTGTTCAGTCCATGAATGATGAGCATAAATATATAGATGAAAAAGGGTTGGAATGGAAGCGAGTTTTTATTGGAAGTCAATTAAAAACAGAAAGCTCAATAAACCCTTGGGATAAAAATGACTTTGTCGAAAAAACTAAAAATGTAAAAGGTTCATATGGAGACATTCTAGATAGAAGTGCTGAATTATCACATAAAAGAGCCGAACAAAATGGAGGTATTGATCCAATTAAGCAAAATTATTTTTCCGAGTATTCCAAAAAAAGAGGAGGAGCAAAACATATAAAAGATAAATCATCGATAAAAACAAACAAAACAATTGATGTAAGATATTAATTTATTCATGAATTCTTTTGAAAAAGAAAAAATAGCTTCTTGCTTTCTTAGTGACCCATCTTTTTGCAAAACAAAAAGCGGGGAATTGATTAAAGACTGTGATATTCTTAAAAAAGAATTTAACCTAGAAGTTTCTAGTCCAGGAGGATGCTCTGCATGTAGAAAAAAAGGAATATTTTCAAAATATAAAAATATAATAATTTCAAGACTTAATGATTTATGATATAATATATCATTATATATTAGGATTTTTAATTTGTTCTAATATTCAAATTATATGGGCATTCACAAACATGCCGATATATATATTTAAATTTTTAAATATTAAAAAAATAAAAGACTCGAATATCTACACCAGAGAAGAGCTTGAAGACTGGTTTCTAATAAACCTTGGTAATTTTGGGGAGCTTTTATCTTGCCCTTTATGTATGTCAACGCATACATCATGGATAGTTTCAGTTGTTTTTTATTTTTTTCTTTGCCCCTCTTTTTATATTTTATTTCTTCCTGTTCTTACTTGGCCCTTTATGGTTTTTTTTATTTATTCTGTTTTAAAAAAAATCAATCGTTGAGAGGTGGTATAATTTTATAAGGGTGATTTTCAATTAAAGGATTATTGATTCCAGTACCGAACCATTTCTGAGCCAAATACCCTTCTATTTTTCTTGCGTTTTCTCCTGTTACCATTCCTTGCAAAACCATCACTTCGGAAATTTTTCCACTAAAATAGCTGTTATCTATTTGGTTTTGTCCTTCTCCCCTTAGATCCTTTCTAAAAGCATTTCCTATAACAAAAGTCCCTTCTATAAATGGAAGCACGGGAGATTCTGGAAAATATTCTTCTATATTTAATTGGCCGTTTATGTAATCTATTTGAGTAGTTTGATCTCTGGATGAAATTCTTATAATTCTCCCAGGAGCTGGTGATACAGAACCAATGTTTTCATATCCATCATGGTATATGTTGTTATTTGCAAGTAACGTAAAAGTCTCCTTGTCATTAAAAGAACTATCGTTGTCTTTAAATCCAACTAATGCTCCTGAATAATTATTGTAATCATTTAATATTTCATAAACTGAAATAATTGTTATTTCATTTATTTCAAAATCTAAATTTCCTGGCAAAAATGAAGAAGATGTCAATATATCATTATCGCCATCAAATTCCATTGTGGGTTTTCCGTTCAATCCAATCGGATTATAAAAAGGTTGATTTTGAATTGTTTCAGCCTCCATTAAAAACGAATTATCATTAACAGCCTTAATTCCACTAATATTTTGCCCTTGAAGCTCTAAGGTTGATTCATTGCTTATATCTAATAAAAGCTTAACATCTTCCTTGCCATATGGAATATATGGTACTAGCAATTTATCATCAAGCATTCTATACCAATTATTATTATAAAAATATGCCATTGTTTGCATTCCATTAATCGACCCATTTGATATTAATGACATTTGCCCGTCTGAATGATTAAGTTCGAGCTCATATATATTGTATACTGGGTTTGTGAAATTAATAGAGCTTATTTCTAAATCACCCACATTTGATGCTATGATACTTCCTTCTACATATAAATTTCCTCCGCCAGTTATATATACCCCGCTTTGGAATGCTAAAGATAAACTACTTTCAGGACCTTCGTGTAATGCGGGGTCCCTACCATCCGTAAGAACCATTGACCCTGAATCTCCGATTAAATATTCGGATGGAGAAATAGATTCTGCAAATAATGTCCCTCCCAATTTAATATTATTTCCTACATGCAAATCTCCACCCCCAGTAATGTATACTCCGCTTTCGAATGCTAAAGATAGGCTACTTTCAGGGCCTTCGTATAATGCAGAGTCTCTACCGTCTGTAAGAACCATTGACCCTGAATCCCCGATCAGTGAGTCTACTGATTCTAGAGCATCGGCATGTAAAGTTCCACCAACATAAATGTCTCCTTCGGTTATAAGATCCGCACCTCCAGTAATGTATACTCCGCTTTCGAATGCTAAAGATAGGCTGCTTTCAGGGCCTTCGTATAATGCAGAGTCTCTACCATCTGTAAGAACCATTGAACCTGAATCTCCGATCAGTGAGTCTACTGATTCTAGAGCATCGGCATGTAAAGTTCCACCAACATAAATATCTCCTTCGGTTATAAGATCC